ATAACTTTTGATTAAATCTTTAAGCTCAGTAGGAAATGTTTGGTGAGACACCCCCATCACTAAATCAAATGAGTTCCGTAAGTCATACCGATCAAATTCATAGAATTCTGATTTTAAATCAGTATTCATTAATACCAATTGACGTTTAAGTCAACTGGGATATGAATTTAATAGATCGAATGCTCTACGGAAAAGAGGATAAAGTACCTTCGATTTAAATATATCTAAATAGATAGTATCAAAATCTTTAGGTGCTCTAGACCTTAATCTCAGGATATCGGTATTAAAGTCCACCTTAGCAATTTGACTTAAGTAAATCATTTGCAAGGCATGACTCATTTTCTTGAAAGGTTTAGACCTAGCAAGATAACCGAATCCTAAGATTCTCATTTGCCGATCCCAACAAAGCTGATTCTTTGTTGTAAAGGCTGCTCACGATGTCATATCGGTTAAGGAAACATCAAGTTCATCTAAACTAATAGGTGAAACATTATGTTTATCTATGAATGTATTCTTAGCAAATTCTAAACCTCTTCCTTTCGGTGAGAGGATAGACTTGTGAAGACCACATTCAACCCCCAACTCTTTTAATAGTTGGAGGTACCGACGTGCCACCCGGTGATGTGCTATGACTAAATCATCTCCCAAGATTGCATAATCTTTAAAGAGACGATTCTTATCAAAACCACATTCCCACGCCGCAACCTGTACAATGAAATGATGAATCAGTGCTAACATCGCCCAAGAGGATAAAGCTCCCATTGGTTGACCAACAGCATATTTTAACTTGCTGTTAAGGTTATACTTATCTGAATAAATCGAATAAGTACGATTAATTAGCAGTGCAGCTCACTTCGAACCAAAATTTGGAATATCTTTAATTAATAAATCCAAAAACTGGGCCTGTAATCTTACAGGTAAACGATCAGTAGCCGCACTTAGGTCTAAACTATATAATCCTTTTACCTTTCTGAAATTTAATAATCTCAGAATGGGTCTCAATTGATTAAAGGTACCATCCATAGGTAATGTTCTTAAAAGAAAGAACAATAACTTATGGAGTGGAGCCAATAATCATTGAGTAAAAGGATCAACCATAGCAAAGACTCTAACTTTTCCAGCTGCTTCTTCTTTGAGGGATAGCTTTCCCAGTGATTTATTTCGATAAGGTGAAAAATCTTTAATCTTAAAGATTCTTTTACCTCATTCGATCACTGGACCTGCTATCTCTCCCGTGGTTTTCACCCTCAATCCTTTGTGATACTTAAAATAATCTTTCATTTTAACAAAATTAAAATGATTAATAAATTCTAAGAACAAAGGATAAAGATCTGAGCTCATAATCGTCCTCATTGCCTCTATCATAGAGACAACATTGGTTGATCATAGGCCTGATCCCTTATGCTTCTTACCTCGATTAGTCACTTTAAAAGGTGAATAACTGATGATAGAAGTAAAGGGTGACTTCCGAAAGATGGGAAATAATTTAACTTTGGATCTAATAAACTCTAAAGGTTTTACTTTAAGTTTACTAGTAACCAAGGCTATAAAATTTTCCATGTGAATACCGAATCTATTTTCATCATAATATTTACCAGGAGAAGTGATTGTTTCTAATTTCACTTTCCCCGGAAATACTAAGACTCGATAGATATAGAAGATACTAAGATAATACCTCATTAAGAGATAGCATCCTGGTCCTCTATTAATCATCAATAAACGATGATTAACGGGAATCACACGAGGCAGCCCAGAGCCGTTCCGAGATATTCTCGGACCGACTTTGGTCATGTCATTAATACGATACCCCGCTAGAGATTGCTGTAAAGCAATTGAGGCAGATTTTAGGAATAAAGTTAAACCTTTAGTTCCTTGATCGCGTCTCACTCTAATAAGAGCACTAGCGAGTATCTGAGTTTCTTTAATGAAACTGATAGAGAGAGATCCTTTAGAGATTAATCGTAATTTTTGAAATAAACGACTAATCTCTAACTTCGCTTTTACACGAAGCATGTCATCAAGTTTAGCCACTGTGAATTTTCATTTAGTAAAGAAATAATAATTTTTCATTTGTTAAATTTAAATTTACAAGGGCTCATTCAGTTATAGGGATAACACCTTCTCTCTTAGAGCAAAAGTTATGCCACTGTAGCATATAGCTTATGTGGTTTAGCTCATTAGATTATTAATAATCTGCCTAAGCAAAGAGAACGGAGATTGAGTTGAGAAATCAACCATCTAATCCTTTATAACAAATGTTTACTTGAACTTCGGTTTCCCCGTAAGGGGGCCGCAGACACCATGTGAATGGAAAGAGGAAACTACTCTCTCAGGTTTTAAAAGTATGAGGTCCTATAACCCGGACCCGACTTTTATCCTGTGTTATCGCCGAAGCAATAACTCACAGTCACTATTGAGATCAAGTCTATTTAAGACTCCTCTGACTAGTTAATTTGTCAGAGCTACCGATTTAGA